TTATTCTTCAGGCGTTTAGTAATAGTATTAAAGTTATCACCACCGTAGAAACCAGCGCCGAGATTATAAGCAAAGCTGAGAAGAGCGCCTCTTTTTCCATCTGACATTTCATTCCAATGTGGGATTTTGCGTAATGCTGGAAGAAACTCCTTCTTACATTGTTCAATAAGAAGTGCGTCTGCTTCCTGTTGGGTGAGTGTATCGCCAAGTTTGAATGCTGAACCATCCTTCTTACGAGTGGAACCCCAACCAATTGTGATTGGAAGTCCACCAGTTAGGGGATCAGGATATGCCTTGAGATGGCATCCTTCAAACTCCTTTATTAATTTGATGCCCATTTGTGGGACATCATCACCACCAGTTACAGGAGCTGCAGCAGCGGCAGGGGCTGGTGCAGCACTAGTCTTTTTTCCGCGATAAATTTCTGCCCAATCTACATTGTCCTCAAGGAACTTAACTGGGAGATTATCTTCTAACCATTGAACTGCTTTGACGTGATTAGGATTCTTCTCGTCATAAAACTTGAAGAAGTTGTGTAAATCGATTCTTGCCATTGTTTTTCTCCTTTAGTAATCAGTCAAAAATACGACCCCAACCATCGTTGCCACCTGGGCACCAGCGATGCTTGAGAACTGCTTTGGTGTAAATGGTCTTCTTGCCATTTGTCACTGGACCAGTATAGTTATCGTTGAGTGAACCATATGGATCATTGACATAATATCCCTTGCCATCTGGAGTCTTACCAATGACTACACACATGTGCCCACCAGTAGGTGCAGATAAAGAACCGCGATGCAAGATACCAATAACGACAGGTTTCCCAGCATCAAGACTCTTATCAATGTCAGCAAAAGAAAGATTGTAGCTAAAGTGTGACTTAACACCATAACCTGCAAGTACCTTTGTTTGTACCGCATGGTCAGTCGTGTCGCCAATCGCAAATACTTTCTTAACGTACTCATCGTCGCCTTTGATGCTTCCTGGCTTGAGGAACGCAAGACACATAGCGCACGATGAACTGTTACAAGTTCTATGTGCATCTCTGTAATTATCTACTTGGTTGAAGTATGGAACGGCGAGAACTTCTGGAGTTGGAGGTTTTGTTCTGAACATTCCAATCCAGTCAGTCTCTGAGTCATCCATAAACTCAGCAGGAAGGTTATCCTCTAACCACTGTACTGCTGCTACATGATTCGCATTACTATCATCATAAAATTTAAAAAAGTTATGAAGATCTAGGGTCATTGGATATTTCTCAAAAACACTAAGATATTTATATTTTAGTGTTTGTAAAGATCAATACCTTTCAATAGACATAATCTCAATGTCTTCAATACCTAATGATTCGGCATCAATCCATTCTTCAAATTCGTTTGCAATTGCCATGGCATTTTTAAATTCTTCACTATCACCGCTTTTAGTTAGTGCTGGTTGAATTTTACCCATCGCCCAATCATAAACATACGCTACAATTTGTTCAGTCGTCGCCTCTGTCATAATAATCTTTTCGGTAGTATCTACTGAGGATGTTGCTATTGTAGTAGGCGGGGGTTCCATCGTCAAGTCCTTCTGTAAGGACATTGTGGAAGAAGAGTTGTCTGGTCTCTTCAAAGTTTGTTTTGCCCTTTGTTTTATGTAAAGATAAAATAGTGCGCGTAAAATTCTCCCTACCATATTTTGTTACATCCTCCTTGAGTTCTGGACATGATCCATAGTATTTTTTCCAGTCAGACTCCATCTTAGTTCGTCTACTACTTGCTCCCTTCTTGCGGAAACTCCAGAAATATTTTCTACCAATATAACTGCGACCAGTTTTATGGCAATGAATATGGTATACAAAACCAAAATAATCCTGAATATCACTTGAACCAAATACTTTTCCATTGTAGGTCCAAGGGTTTTCATAGTCAACCATTGAATTATTATTCTTTACACATATTTAGATAAAAAAAGACCCCCTTGCGGGGGGTCTCAGAATCATACTCCTGGTTTTTTAACTGGTCTTGGAGGATTGTTTAATGGATTTTTTGAGAATCCTGCTCTGTGGTCAACTGGTTTCTTTTGAGCACCACCATAAGTATCTGCTCTTGGATCTTCACCACGTTCGATTGCACCACGGATGCCATGCATCTTCATAGATCTATTTCTAGAATCACTTCTATACTTTCCATCATCATTTGGTCCTTTCTTAAAAGCATCACTAGCATGTTTTGCTTCCTTTGATTTCATCTTGTCAAGGTTTGCTGCCTTAAAAGCTTCAATGATTTCATCAATAGTATCGAAATCAAGTTCATTCGCCATAATCCATTCTGCATCTTCTAAGGTATCTGCATAACCTTCTACACAAAGATACTCAAGAACGATATCATAGGTATCAATCTCCTCACCAAGTTTTGAAGCAACCTTACCCGCACCAGTTGCAACTGATCTTGCTGCCTTACCTACAGCACTTTTAGCGCCTGCTTTTGCTGCACTTGCTGCACCCTTGATATTGCGCTTTGCAACTGCTGCCTTGTTCTTAGCAGATTGTACTGCTCTGTTCTTAACATCAGATGCTGCTTGCTTAGCAGAACGTGCCGCTGCATATCCCGATACTGCTGCAGATGCTGCCTTTTGCTTAACTTTACCAACTGCTGATTTAATTTTATCCTTAACTCTAGAAGCAACATGCTTGGCAACAGCAGAGCGAAGTTCTCCTCTACCTTTGCTTGATTGAGTCTTGAGTCCAGCACCCTTTACAAGGTTATGCTTGTTTGCATACTTGGCAACACCAACATGCGATTGTTGCTTGAGACCTTTTGCTGTCTTTTGAGCAGATCCTTTAGCAGCAAGAGCTTTTGATTTAACAGTCTTAACTGTACTCTTAATTGCACCCTTAACTTTTTCTTTTGCTGCAGAGACTGCTGCAGATCTCTCAGCACTACGCTTAGATGCTGAAGTTGACTTTTGATATTGTTTTGCTGCCTTTGATCCAGCAGGAGCATATGGATTCAACTCCATAATCACTGCTTCAAAAATATCATCAAGTTCTTCAACCTCAATGCCTTCATCTAGGACTTCATAGATAGTCTCTTCGGCAATATAACTAAAGTCATCTTCAGTTAATTCCTCAATACCATCATATTCCTCTGAAAGGAATTCTTCAACCAACTCAACTGGTTCGTAAATTGCTTGGTATGCTTCAGAAATATTAGTAAAGTTCATATCCCTAGAATTAGACGTTTATTTGTATTTATAAAAAATGGGAGGTTACCCTCCCACTAATCAAAGTTTAAATCCACTGAATGTATCTTTTTTAACGTCTTGTTTAATTCCACCAACAACATAAGATTCAACTTCAGTTTCTTGTGGTGCCACTTGCAATCCTTTAGAAGAGATCCAATGCTGTGTCCATGGTAGTGGATTGTTATTAGCAGAGATATCGTATTTTGGTTTTAATCCAATTGACTTCATTCTACGATTTGCAATCCACTCAACATATTGACACAGAAGTTTATCATTTAATCCAATCATCGATCCATCTTTAAACAAATACTCTGCCCACTTCTTTTCTTCGTTTACAGCACGATCGAACATGCTATAAACCCATTCTTCCTCTTCAATTGCAATTTGCTTCATCTCTGGGTCATCACCATCACGCCACTTATTCAAAATATTTTGCGTGATTGCTAAGTGTTGATTTTCGTCTCTTGCAATAAGAGATATAATTTTAGCTGATCCTTCCATAAGCTTAAGCTCACCAAATGCGAAAGAACAAGCAAAGCTAACGTAGAACCTAATACCTTCAAGAATATTGACGTTGGCAACTGCTCTGTAAAGTTTTCGTTTGGCATCTTTAAGTGATTCCTTTGCGGAGTGTACACCCTCTAAACGATGTATCCACGCATTAGACGAACCATATTCTTGTGCTGACTGAATAAAGTCATCATAGGACTCTGTAACGCTCTTAGCACGTTCTAGAATACGTTCGTCGGTAATGATGGCATCAAAAACTTCACTAGGGTCTGAATATACGTTTTTGATAATGTAAGTATAAGAACGACTATGAATCATTTCCATGAATCCCCATACTTCCATACACGCTTCCAGTTCAGGAAGAGAGCAATAAGGAATAAATGCCATACCAGGACCACGACCCTGAACAGAGTCAAGCATGATCTGATACTTTAAATTGGAAGTGTAGATATGCTTCTGCTCAGGACGAAGTGTTTGATAGTCGCCACGATCTTTTTGAAGAGAGACTTCTTCTGGTCTCCAGAAGTATCCAAGTTGCTGAGTTGTCAGTTTATCAAAAACTGGATATTTGTATGAATCATATCTCTGGATTCCTAGCGGTTTACCAAAAAACATTGGTTGCTTTTTTAATTCTACTTGATCGGTATTAAAAACCGTCATTCCTCTTACTCTTAAATTTTTTTCAGATTCCAGAAAATTGAATTGCATACTCTTTACGTCTCCTAAAATATTTAAACTTAAAAATTGTCACCAAATTCAGATCTTACAACTCTCGCAATCGTCCTCCTCAGAATTTGTTAAGATGTCGTCAAGAAGAGACTTGACTTTATTATCTATCTTATCTTCAATTTCATCACTCTTCATATCGTGAGTATTCTGATAATAAGAAGTCTTCCATCCGTATTTGTAAGTTCTTAGAAGATCGTTCGCCATTACTGAAGTAGGAACTTCATTATCGGCATAATTTTCTGGATTATACGACCAGTTTCCAGAGATCGCTTGATCAAAGAACTTTTGCATAACTGCAACAATATTAATATAACCAGTATTGTCAGGCATATCCCAAAGAAGCGTATAGTTGTTCTTAAGGGAATGGTACTGAGGAACGATTTGTTTAAGGGGACCCTTCTTTGATTTCTTAACGGACAAGTATCCACGAGGAGGTTCGATTCCATTGGTTGCGTTTGACACAACGGAACTGCTCTCCGATGGCATCTGTGCGGACAGTGTTGAGTGCCTGAGACCGTGAGCCAAGATGGATGATCTAAGAGTTTCCCAATCATGTTCTAATCCAACAGAAGTAATTTCATCTACATCCTTCTTGTATGTATCAATGGGAAGAATCCCATCAGCATATTTTGTGCGATCAAAATAACCACACTTACCTTTTTCAATGGCAAGTTGATTAGAAGATTTTAATAGGTAGTATTGGAAAGATTCTGAAAGACCATGAACCGCATCCCATGCTTCTTGAGATCCATATCCATAACCTAATTTTGCCAAATAGTGTGCTAACCCAATGAATCCCACACCAAGAGAACGACGTGCCTTGGTGGCGATTTCTGCCGCCTCTACGGGATATTTTTGATAGTCAATCAACTCCTCCAGACCACGAACAGAAAGATCACAAAGTTCTTCAAGTTCTTCGTCCGACTTTACCTTACCAACGTTGATTGCAGAAAGAATGCATAGGGCAATTTCACCACTACCATCAATGTGTTGAAGTGGATCTGTAGGAAGAGTAATCTCCTGGCAAAGGTTACTCATATTTACCTTGTCTTTAAAAGAAGAGTGTGAATTGCAGTGGTCGATATTCATGATGTAAATACGACCAGTCTCTGCTCTCTCCTTCAGGAGGTCCAGAATGAGTTCTTGAGCGCCAATAGTTTTTCTTGGAATAGTTGTATCTCGTTCATAAGATACATATAACTCGTCAAATCGATCAGTGCCAAAAGCATCATACAGACCAGGAACGTCGTGAGGAGAGAAGAGGGAGATGTCTGCGTCTTGGAAGAATCGTTCATAGAAGAGTTTGCTAATTTGGATACTGTAGTCTAACTTACGAACTCGGTTATCCTCGGTTCCTTTATTATTTTTTAAAACAATAATATCTTCTATTTCTTGGTGCCAGATTGGGAAGTGGACAGTTGCTGATCCACCTCTGATGCCATTTTGAGTGCAGCATCGGACAGTTGCTTCAAACTTTTTGAGGAATGGGATAACACCTGTGTGACTAACTTCTCCCCCTCGGATCTTACTGTTGATGCCACGGATGCGACCTGCGTTGATACCGATTCCCGCCCTTTGTGCAACATATCTGCCAATAGCCATATCGCTAGTAAAGATACTATCGAGGGTGTCATCAACATCAACAAGCACACAGCTAGCGAATTGTCTAAGTGGCGTTCGCACTCCCGCCATGATAGGTGTGGGAATGTTGATTTTGTGCCTTGAGATTGCGTCATAATACCTCTTGACGTAAGAGAGTCTTGTTTCCTTTGGATACTCTGCAAAGATAGTCAGAGCAATCATCATGTACATAAACTGTGGGGTTTCATATACACCGCCACTGCTTCTATCTTGCACGAGGTACTTATCAACGACTTGACGTAGACCCGCATAAGTGAATAAGAAGTCACGAGTATGATCAATAAAACCATTAACCTTTGCAAATTCTTCTTTACTATATCTAGAGAGAATATCACCATCATAAACACCTTTGTTAACACAAGTTTCAATATGTTCCATTAAAGTTGGAACTTCGTGGATTTTACCAAAGATAGATTTACGAACAGAAAACAGAAGAAGTCTTGCAGCAACGTATTGGTAATTTGGATGATCCAAATCAATCAAATCAGACGCAGAACGAATAAGAATTTCTTGAATTTGTGCAGTAGTAATCCCATCGTAAAATTGAATTCCAGATTGAATCTCAACTTGTGATGCAGACACTCCAGCTAGATCTTTACATGCAAGATCAACCATTACATGCATCTTATCCAGATTGATTGGTTCCACTCGACCATTTCTTTTGATGACTTTAATACCGTTGCTCATATTTTCTTCCAAGTAGTAAATTTAAGTTTTGCTTCTAGACCACTATAAGTATTTGATTCTATCACAGACTGAACATCCAGTCCAGACAAAACCATATCATTAATATCTTTTTCATTTATACTAGATGGCCAAATGACGATTCTTTCTCCTCTATCAATGGTACGGGCAATACGGGAGACGATTTCTTTATTGCGGGGTTCGTTATCATAGATCCACACACAATCGCCAATACCCCACTTACCAATATCACCGTCAGCTCCGCAAAGAGCAATCGAGTTGCGAATGAAAGTTGAGTCGAAGGGACCTTCCGTAACGTAGACAGTTTGATTTTTTTGTACTTCATCGAGACCATAGATTTTTGGTGCGTCATCATTAAACATCACAGTAATATATTTAATAGACTTTGAATTTAGAGATCTTCCTTGTATACCAACAAGATCATCTTGATAGTATAGTGGTATTACAATCCTAGACTCTTCAGTATCCGTTGCTGCAAAAGTAGGTTTAATTGAGTTAACAAACTCTTTAAATTTTTCAGCAAAATAAAATTTATCTGGATCTAATTTTCTTTTTTCCAGATATTGTTTTGCCTTAGTATCTTCTGATGATTTTGGAAGTTCTAATCTTTTTTTAAACTTAGGTTTTTCAAATTCAAACTTTGGTTCTTCTGCTGTAAAATTTTTACCAGTATGACCTTCTTTGAATTTTTCTAAGGTATATTGTTTATGCAATTCAGAATCAACTTTTTTTAAAAAGTTATTAAACGATAAACTTACTCCACAATTATGGCATTTGTAATTTGTATTATTTTTTACTCCATAAAGATATCCACGCGCCTTATTTTTATTCTTTTGAGAATCTCCACAGATAGGACATCTAAAGTTGTATAGATTTTGCTTTACTGCTTTAAATTTTTGAAGACGAGGGGATATTAGGTTTACAAACCTAACGTCAACATAATCCATAATAATTGTTTTAGATGGCCCAATACTAACATTCCCAGAATCTGCTGTCAACCTCAAGATCCATTAAACAAACACTGATAATACTTGTCCACTTGATAACAGTATTTGTTAATTCCTGAAGACAATAAATTGAATCAATAGTCTTGTGTCTTTTTTTAATCATGGTTTTAATCCACCCATGATTATTTATTTTTTAATTACTTGGATAAGGACTGTTGGATCGTCTGTTGATTCGGAGAATTACCAACAGTCAAAAGATTACCAAAAAAACTTGCAGATCCAATGATTAAAACCGCAGCAGTTCCTAATCCTGTTGCAATCCACCTAAACGTTGCAAGATCATTTACTCTTGTCTCTAATACGTCTAATCTTTTATTTACACCGTCCTTCATATCATCAAGCATATTTACAATTAGTCTATCGTTTTTATCACTTTCATCTAAACGAGCTTCGTGTCGTTCTAGAATAATTGCCACCCTGTTACTACTTTCACTAATAGATGCAACTGCTCTTTCCAGTTTATCGAGCATTTCTTTTGATAGGTCTTCATAGATACTAAGCTTACTTTCAAGGACCGCTAATTTCTCTAGACCGAATGCCATTTTACTTCTTTTTTTTACTGGATTGTCTTAAGAACTGACTATATGCTTTTGGCAATCTTCTCATCACTTTTGATCTTCCATCTTGAACAGGATCAAATCCACCTGCAGTATATGGATCCCCCTTGGATGTGTATGCTCCACTTGACCCAGGTGCGTTTGCAACCATACTTTCTTTGATGATTTTAATAATCTTATCAAGTGGGGTCATCTTTGTATACTTTTCTGAGTTCTGCTAAGCAATGAATGTCAACTGGTATATCATGAATATATGTTTTGGGGTAATCTGGCATTCGATTCAAAAATATAATAAAAGTTTTCATCACATCCCACAACTCTTTTTCTATTTTGTAAAACAACATTGGTGTTGCTGCTTCTCCAAAAATATTATAAAGAATTATAAAATGATTTATTAAAAGATGAGTTTTTAATTGACCAGAATTTTTATATCTTTTAAGTAATCTTTTGATATACTTAAAATGATTTAAATCTTTATCAAAATCATCTTTAGTGACTGCTTGAGGATTCTCGTAGTTTTTTATAGCAAATAATAAAAAATTGTCCTCGTTCAAGTCAGTAAAATACATAAGTTAAATATCTATCATGCAAGTGGATTACCATCATAAATTGGAGTATTACCAGTGGTAATTCCAGACATTGCTACAAGAGTTTCTTTTTTAACTCTTAAGTTGCCATGTTGATCAACATAAGTTGTAACACCTACCCATCCAGAATGAGTAACTGCATATTGAGTGGTTACTGCTGCTGCTGCACCTGCTGCTCCAACACCATATACATGCTCATTAGCAGAGGTCTGCGCCTTATTATAAGCAGAGTCAAATACTGTATAAACAGGTGCCTCAGTGATTTGGAATGAAGTAGAGGCAATCGCTGCTCCACTTAGACCAGAGGTTGAAGCAATAGAAAGTTGTGTTGTACTTGCGATACCAACAATTACAGCTTCGCCAAAATATGTTCCAGAACGGTTGCCAAATCTGATTACATTACCAGTAGCAGCAGCACCAACAGCACCAAACGAAGTACCTGCTCCAGTTACTGTTAAAGTCGTATAGTTCAGGGAGACTGTTCCCCCTGCAAACTTAGCATCATTATTTCCCCAGAGTGCCATGTGATTGCCTAAGATAACTATTTTCTTTTTTTATTTATAAAAACACGGAGGTAGAAAAAAGGAGACCCTTACTTTTTAGGTCCCCTTTGAAGTACTACTCTTAAAAAATTAGTAGTCAAATCGAGTAATCCATTTTCTTCAAATCTTTTTGTTTTTGCTAACCACTCAGAGGTAGTTAACAACAGACCAAGAACAATGGTTACTCCCCAGTTAGTTACAAAACAAGTAATCATGCTTGTGGTGTAAAGAGTTTATCTTTTACCAGATCATAAACTACATTGTCAATGCTGTTATCTGTGCTATCAACATACTTCTTGAGTAGGTCAAGAACAAGATTCTTAACTGCAGGATGTGTCGCAATTTGAATCAGAAGTGGTTTTACCACTGCTACTACTGCGCCCATGATGTCCTCCGTATGAGAGTATCCTGGCTTATTTAGTATCAGTCGTATCTAGAATGCATCATGTCCTGTGCTCTTTGGGCATCAGCACGACGCTTTGCTACTTTTTGTGCTGGAGTAACGCTAGGTCCAGGTGTAGGAGCACCCTTTACCTTTTTCTTTCCTCTTTGTTGAATAGCACCACCAGCACCCATTCTACCAGCACCCATAACACTATGCATGTGTCTCATCACTTTAGAGTGCGTGTCATTACCACCCATAGTACCACCTTTGGTTACTGGTTTACCAGTTTTAAGGTCTTTACCTTTTTCTTTCTCATAACGATTGAGTTCATCAAGTTCAGTTTCTTCTCTATAGTCACCCTTACGTGTTGATAAGATTCTTTCTAACTTTGCTTTAGCATTTAAAGTCTGTTGTCTTTCAGTATCTTTTTGTTTTGGTGATAGTGCTGACTTTGGATCTACTGCTTCTTGTGCTTCAATTTTTTTAGCAATTTTGTGTGCCTTTGTGATAGTAGATTTCTTTAGAGGTGGTTTATCATCAGCCTGATCCATAGCAGCTGCCATACCGATTGCATAGGGTTCTCTTGCTGCTTCAGGAACACAATTTGGAACTTCACGACCATTCTTCATTTTTGTTCCTCTGGCAACTTTACCAGGCCAGCACTTACTTGCACCAACATTCTTACGTGCTTGTGCAAGACCTTCATCAACTTTTTTAGATGCTTTAACTCTTGCTCTTAATTTTAAGGCGGCAGCAATTGCTGCTGCATGTTGTGGATTTGGTTTTGGAGTTTTACCGTTGGGTAGTCTTTGTGGTTTAAAATCAACATCAATAGGATCATCAGTTGCTTCATCAACTAAATCACCTTCTAGTTCAAAAGAAGAATTTTGAAGATGCGCTGCTGCTTTGTATGAAGGATGACCTGCACTAAACTTTTGCCATGCTTTAGTGTTTGCTTTTTTATCTGCAGCAGTTACAGTCATTCTTTTATCTTCTGGTTCTTTTTTTTCACCACCATAAACTGCCTCATCCATCTCATAAGAGTTGTTGAGAACTTTATGTGCTGCCTTTGCAACTTTTGCCGTTGCCTTTACACCAGATGCTACTCCTTTACCAAATTCAGTTGCGCCCTTCGCTGCAACTTTTACTGCCTTACCAGCAGTTGCGGTTGCTGCTCTATGACGTTCCATTCCCTGCTGATATGCCTTAACAGCACCAAGAACACCTTTAGCAATTCTATCTTTTAATGGTTTCTTAGCGGGTTGTTGTTTCTTGGCATTTGCTACTGCAGAATGTTTTTGTGAAAATGATTTAAATCCAGGTTTTGACTTTGATTCATCATCAACTTTTTTTCTAAGAGTTGTTCTTATTTGTTTTTTTGATTTAATTGCAGATGCCTTTGCACCACCTTTAAGAGAAGAAATATTTTTTCCACTCTTAGATACTGGAGGAAGTCTATCAAACTTCGCTTCAGTTAGTTCATATTCTTCACCAAGTTCAAATACAAACTGGGCAAATTCTTCTAAACCAAGATCTTCAATAAGAATATCAAGACCAGTAGAATTTAATCCTTGCTCATAAAAATATTCTGTTGCTATTTCAATTGATTTAAAAAAAAATTCTTCTTTTAATTCTGGATTAATTATAATTTTATTATCTACGTTTTTTTCTGAAATCTTTTTAACATCTGAATTTGTAGACTTACTAATCACTTCATGAAGATCTTGTCTCCAATCAGAAAGATGTGCAGATTCTTTTTTTACACCCTTCTTTCTGGTGTCATTACCATCAGGAACGCCACCTCTTGCTTTTTGAATGGCATTGTGAACTGCTCCAGCATGTTCTTTACTACCACTTTCAATCTTACCATCACCATCAAAATCTTTCTTTGCCTTTTTACCACCTGGTTTATGTTGAAGTGCGGCAGCAGTTTGCTCTCCCTTCTTCTTTTCACCTTCATATGGATTACCATATGAAGTTCCAGTTACAGATTGGATTTGAGGATTAGATCTCAACTGATGAATCTTAGTTCTAGATGCATATCTGCGATATGGTTTTCCATATCCCTTTGCTGGAGTAACTAAAACTTTTTGCTTATCGTCTTCTTCAATAGAATCAACCTCTTCTTTAACTCCACCACCAAAAAGCATTGCCTTTGCAGCATCCTTGACTGGAGCAGAAGCTTTTGAGTTTTGAAGTGTTTGTGTAAACGCTCTTTCTAGAGGAATTCCTTCTCTTCTTGCTTTGTATCTTGTGTCATAAGCAAGTTGCCTTGCTTGCTTCTTAACAGGATCTCCACCAGAATCTCCACCACCTTCAGAGGATCCACCACCAGAAGCAGCAGGTGATTCTTTTTTACCAATTTTTGGCTGAATTTTTGCTTCCATCTCGGTCAGATAAACCTGATGGAGGTCAGTGACAATATGCTGTAAATTTGCCATTCCTCTAAGTTTTATTTTTTGCCTTGTATTTATTTATGAAATTTCTAATCTTCTTTGTATCTGTCATCTTCATAGCATACTTTCTAAATGCATCGGTTCCAACTTCTCTTTGGGTTGCAGGAACTCCAGATACTTCAGTCCATTCTTTAACGTCACGAATCCATGCTTTGAACATTTCATCATCTTCAGTAACGCAAATTAAATGATTAGTTCCTTTGCGAACTATCTTACCAATCATACCATTTTTCAAATTTTCAACATATGTTCCTTCATTAAAAATTTGACCAGAGATATATTTTTCCCTCAATTGTTTTTCTTTATCTCTATCAATATTCTCAGAAGAATTAACTTTTACTTTATTTTTTCTGGCAAAACTAGGATTTTGTGTTGCGACAGGTCTTTGATTTGCTTGAGTTCTAACTTGACTTGGGTCTTGTTTACCCAGAACTTGATTCTGATTATAAAATCTTAATCTTCCAGCAACATTTTTCGCAATAAATTCCCCAGTGTTTTTATCATGGTATCCACCATGACCATCTGGAACCAAACCGAGTCTCCTGCTTTGGATACTAGCAAGAGATCCAGTTTCTTTAATAAACTGAGAGAATGATTTCTTCATAATTATCTTGATATACAAATATTTATCAATTCAAATTTCCTTGTTTCCTCTTTTTGTGAGGTATGCACGAGACCAAACTCCTCCCCGTACACCATATATAGACTTATTTTTAATCTTAATTCTACGAGATCTTTCACCACTGCGAACACCAAGAGTTGGTTCGTAATCACCAGTAAGTAATGTGAGGTTGCCCTTTTTAACGACTTTAGAACTAAACTCCAATCTAATCGAAGTACCCAATTTACTCAACCTTGGAGTTCCTTGAACAAAAAAATCTACACTATCATAAGCAGAACTGTTTTGAAAATTCTTACCAAACACAGCTTGTTTTTTTAATTTATTATCATTAATCTCTCTCCAAACTGACTGGTATTCTTTTTTATAGGTATCCCAGTTATCAATTACAACTTCTTTAAAATCTTCAACTTCGGAGTGATTTCCTATCTCAGCACCTGCTCTTTCTGTTATCCCACCGTATTGTTGGAAATCTGTAGCAGTGCGTCCTTTTTTATAGGATAAAAATCCTATTTCATCTCCAGAATAATTTACAATCACAAAGTCTGCCTTTTTAGTTCCAACTCCACCAACAAACCCAGCAACATTTTCAAAATCAATATTACCTATCCTCAAAGTAACTGGAGTTCCACCTCCAAGTTTTTCTATTTCCGAATTAACTTTTTTTATAACTTCAACTTCATTACTATCTCTAGGTGCTCTTTTTAATTCTGGATTATTAATAAAAACATATTGCAATAGGTTGTTCCACATGTAAGAACCTTTAGCATCTTTAAATAAAAACTTATCTTTAAATTTAAAGATTATTCTTAAAGACTCTTCTCTCTTTCCTATTTTATAATAATCATCTATTACAATTGTCTTAAAACTAGATTCAGTTCTTATATTTGTTTCTTCAAATGCAATGTCTTCTTTATCCAAGACATCACCAACTAATTCAAACGCAGATATTCTATCATTTGCATTTATAATAATTCTAGCATACTGAATAGAATTTGATTTAGTAGGCCAACTTTGTTTGGTAACGTTTATATTTCTATCCTTTACTTTTTGTTTTAAAATTGCAAATATTGTATCTGCAGTGTAATTATGTGACATTCCTAAGAATATACTTTTTTATATTTAGATACCCAGTATAGGACTTGAACCTACACACATTGAAGTAACAGGACCTAAACCTGCCGCGTCTACCAATTCCGCCAACTGGGCAATTACAAAAAGTTTTGAGTGTATTCTGTGTCTGTAATATAATCTATACACAGAACAGATCTACAAGAACTCATATTATTTTCTACCCTATGTTTAGACATGGGATGAAAAATGTAAAACTTTTTATTCTCAAATTTTTGAGTTTCTATAATTCCAGATTCATCCATTATTTGAATAAATGAATCTTTACTATCATTAGGATCTATGTCTAAACCCCATATGATTCTTAGTAATTGTACTCCTGGAATGTAGTCTTTGTCAACATGCCAATCAAGAGACTGTCCAGGATCCAATGCGTTAATTGCACATGCATCTGTCAATCCAACTTGCAATAAAACTTTAGTGAGTGTTGGAAGCACTCTCGTATTAAAATCTACCTCTGCCCTTTCTGCAAACAATGGTGCAAGATGCCATCCATATTTTGTTTGATCTCGTTTCTCTGCAGAAAAATAAGAAGAATATCCAATCGGATATCCTTCTCCACGGTTATCAATAAATCTTTCTTGTTGAGCAGTAAAATCTCTGAATTCTAACTCATTCAAATTATTTTTATATTCTTGACGTATAAGATCATAATTTTGATTTAACATATCGAGATTTGGATAAACCTCTAAATGAGATAAGAATTTAGACATATATTATCAGAGATCACCTTTAACTCTATTTTCGGAACGGTAAACATCAAATGCACCTTCTGGATAGCGAGCACTTAGTTTTTCATAGTTCATTTGAAGGACTTCTTCAAAGTCTGTTCCTAGTGCCATAAATGCTTGGGCAAGATACCAACAAATATCACCAAGTTCACGCTTTAGATGAAATTGATTTTCTTCAGTGTATGGTTTTCCTTGAAGAATAATTTTTTTAATTACTTCAGTAAATTCTCCCGCTTCTGCAGACATTCCAAGAGCTGCAGTAAGAAGACGAGGAACGTCAGCGTCTGTAGATGCTTCTAATTCAGCCATTCGGGACAGTAAGCTTGAAAGGTCACTGCTTGCTGGACTCGTAGTTTGACGAACAAACTCAATATATTTTTTAGTATCAATAACTTTATTTTCACTCATAGTAAATTCAGTAGAACCATCAGGATGACTTTTTTTCGTAATCGTAACTGTCATAATTTTTTTAGATACAGTTGTAGTTTACCAGAGAACATTAGTTTTGTCTAGTGTTTCCGTAATGAATAACCTTTATATTTTGTGATTTAAATTTTCTCCACGGATCAACTACTATGCTTTCTTTTGGAATTTGACAATATAGTTCATCACTTTCTGGAGCATCCCAATATTTGTATGTTGTAGTTGCGCTATGTGCTAACAAAAAAATTGCAGGTTCGTCAGAAGTATAAACATCTTTTGTACCAGGATCAACATAAGAAACTGCTTTACCAAATTCTTTACAGTAGTGTCCTACCAACAAACTATAACTTCCATCAAGATGCTTAACTCTTGGTTTATATGATTTACCATGAATAACAATAGGAAGATTATGTTGATTAGAAAGAGTTACTAGATACTCAGCAAGATTTTTTGCTTGAATTTCTCTAGACTTCATAACAGACTCAAACATATCATATCCCAAACCTAGTTTTTGAGACAGATATCTAAGTGCAATATTATCTCTTGGGTGACACGCGCCTCCATCACCCATACCTGCTGTCATATAGGACGAATTAATAATTCTAGTTCCAGCAGAACACAATGCATTCGTAACTACATCTACATTGATGTTACCTTGTTTCATTGCAACATCCTGAATCATGTTTACAAATCCGATTTTGGTACTAATGAAAGTATTATAAAAAACTTTTATACATTCACATTCATCCCACGTCCCTACAAAATATTTTGGATTATTCTCCATAATAGTTTTGTAAAAATTAATTAGTTCTTTAGCATCTCCAGTGGTAGATCCATCTTCAGTACCAATCATAACCATCTCAGGATTAACCATATCCCACCCAACGGTTCCCATGGCAATCAAATATGGATTATAGACAAATCTCGCATTTGTCATCAGTGGTACAAATTGTTCTCTGGTGGTGCCAGGCAATACAGTAGATATTAATACAACTAATTGTCCTTTTGCAACAGAATTTACTTCTGTTAAACAGTCTTTAACGATTGAGTAATCAAAATCTTTTGGTTCTAAGTGCATTGATGGTGTGCTTCCATCATAATCTGGATGATGTGGTGTTGGTACTGCAATAAAAATAATTTTAGATTTTTGAACTACTTCTTCTATTGAAGAGCAAATATTAATTAATCCACCACTGCGATATTCTACATCGTATCCATAAACGATATGATTTTTAGTAGCAATTTCTGATGCACATGGCAATCCAAGTTTACCAAGGCCAATAAATCCAATGTTCATGCTTCTCTTTCTAGATCTAATGTTACGCAGTGGAATCCTCCACTAAGAGTTCTTTGGTGTCTCATCGGAAGCATTGCACATTCAATACCATATGTTTCTAATATTTTTCTTGTTGGATGTTGATGCTCTTCCAATGCAACCAAATTTGGTGAAACACTAAACAAGTTCATGTTACACCACTCTGAAGCATTATTATAACCTGGATAGTATCCAATGTCTACTGGATCTGGAGCATTAATTATATCCCAAGTATTGAATGGATGTGGAAGCATGTCTTTACTTTTAACTCTGGTGGGATTAACCATCATTAAACCTTCTCTTAAAAATGCAATCGTCGTATCAATATGAACAAAAGTATAGATGTCCTTTACAATTCGCACTGTTGCAGATGATCCAAGATGGTTTTGAAGTATTGTTGCACCAGCAACATTACCACTATTAGATACCAAATATAAAATATCATTATTTGCACGTATGGCATTTGCAGCGTCAAATGCTGGAGTAAGTTCCGTTAAAGCAAGAGTGTCTGGATCTCCAATACATTCTTCATTATAAAGGTCCTCATGATATGAGCATGGTATTTCAATTGGATTTATGAGGTAGTGTCTAAATGATCTCCAGTTACCTCTCCTTGCCCTCAGTGGTTGAGGTGTAGCAAGAGCAAGTTCCCCATGTAAAAACACACAGTCTCTTGGACAATAATTATAATATCTTGTTATTTCTCTCTTTGGTCTTAAAACATCTACGCCTTCATTACGTAAAAAAGAACAAAAAGTTTCAAGATCTTCATTGGATTCATCAATAACTTGTTGTGGATATAATCCAGTTTTTACATCAGAAACGTCTTGAATTCCAGCATAATTAATTGTTCTCAAACTTTTGTCCATTGCTGGGATTGTTGCATAGTCAGCAACACCAACAATTACCTTTTTTAATTTGTCCCATTCATTTTTTGCGTACATACTTCAACTCGTAGTTAAAACCATTTGATGATCATTATCTTTACCATATGTAAAGAACTCATCCAAAGTAAATTTTAAATGCTCTTTCATCCACCAATAATAATAAGCACACCTAGATTTTTGATGATGCAATCTATTAATTTCTATTCCATATTCAGTACTAGATAACTTATTGTTTGTTGTGATTAAGGGAATAGAATACGTTCTTCCAGTATGTCCTATAAAATAATCGACAGTAGTCGAAGATTTATTAAACTTGTCTATAGCAACTGTTCTATCAAATTTATATTTTTCTCCTCGGCAGTGTAGGTGTAGTATCTTTTCAACATAATCCCTTGTCATCATAACGGGTCCAAAAAAACTATGTCTTAATTTTGGATGTAGAAAGAATGGAATAAATTCCTGAGATTCAAATCCTAGTTGAATACAGTCCCAATCATATGGAAGTCTATTCATAAGATATGTCCAATCAAAGTTCCAATACTCCAATAAATTTAAATCATAATCATCTTCCATCAACAATAAGTATTCATCATCTCTAGTGTTTATCCATTTTTTCATAAACTCTAGATGAGTTACAGCATTTCCCAATGCATATGCAGGTATTCCAGTGACCGCACCAACAACATATTTTGATCCCCACTCATCAAGATTAGATGCTAAAAATTTTGATGCAGAGATCCGCGTGAATTGCAACTTCCAATAATAGAACTGATCTTCCATATAAGTTCTTCGATCAGTTCTATTATCTAAATTTACATAGTAAATATGTGGAAAATTTTTAAGTTTATTTTTTAAATCCATCATCTCAAATAATGTATAGTTTTCTTCACCATTCCCATATCATTCTGTTTTCCATATGTAAAGATCTCATCTAAATTATGTCGTTTACTATCATTTCTCCACCAATCATAATATGCTAATCTACATGCCTTTACTATACTGTATCGTTTAGTATTCTTGCTAAAAAAATCTGTATGATTTGGAAACATAGGTAAACAATATGTCTTGCCACAATGCCCTATAAAATAATCAACTGTTCCAGAATTTAATCCAAAATTTTTATTAGCAATATAATTCGTCAGTTTATACCTTTCTTCTTGACAATGTAGTTTGATTAATTTTTTAACATATCTTCTATTCAACATTGCCATACCAAAAGTATGAGCTGGCATGATCGGGTGGAGATAAAATGGAATATAATTAATATTTTCAAATCCTAGCATTAAGCAGTCCCAATCATATGGGATTCTAGTATTAATGTATTCCCAATCAAATTGCCAATAGATATCTAATCCAAAATCAATAGTATCTTTTGAAATAATAACTTTTTCTTCTTCAGTATTATAAAACCAGTCCTTTAAAAACTCTAAAACTGTTATTGAATATGCAGCTGTTGTAACAGGCAATTTATAATTTTTTATATCAATCAATAAATCTTTCCAGTCAGATACATTATCTTTAGTATATTTTGAAGTGGTTACTCTTTGATAATTTTCTACCTTTAAATTACTAAGACTTCTATCCATATGCTCATCTAGATGAGCATTATTATCGGAATTAAAATAATATATCGTTGGAACATTTTTCAGTTTATATTTTAAATCCATAATAATTTAAACTAACACATCATTAAATTTTTTCTTAAAAGTATTTATGAGTTATTTTCTAAAGTAATCAAGATACACTTCACCATACAATTCTGCACCCTTATTTGTTATGTCATATGTCCTGAATCTATCTGGTTTTAAAATCATTTTATTATGTTCAATTGATCCAAATGTAAAAAATTGATCCAAACTATAATTATCCCGTTCATGTTGCCACCAAAAATAATAGGTGTTTCTTGCAATAATATCACCCTCTTCCCTAAAAAATCTTTGGATGACGCTATTATTTTCAAAACTCCCAAAATTAGGATTTATTGTAATTAGTGGTATGCAATATGTTCTGCCAGTATGGACCATAAAATAATCAACTGTACCAGATCCAGCAACATCACTCTGCCTATTCCATGCGGCATTACAAACAGTATTAACTAGTTTATATTGATCTCCAACACAATGTAAGTCTAACAATTTCTCTACATAATTTCTATTCAGAAGAACAGGACCAAAGTCATGTGCATCTTCAATTGGATGTAAATGAAATCTTAATCCTGTTGGATTCTCAAACCCCATCAAAAGACAATCCCAATCATAAGGCAATCTTTGAATCAGTTCATTCCAATCAAAATGCCAACGTTCAATTAATCCAAGATCATAATCATCTTCCATTAAAATTACATATGGGTCTTTTGTATTTTTGTACCAGTTCTTCAAAAAATCTAAATGAGTTACAGCATTAGCAGCAATGGGAACTAAAAGATGATAATCTTCAATATCATATATTAAATGCTTCCATTTACCATTTTCAGATGCAAGATATTTTGTTCCAGACACTCTTGAATGTTGTATTCCATATTTTTTAAATTGCCTTTCCATCCACTTTCTTCTATCATCTCGATTATCGAGATTAAAAAAATAGACATGAGGCATACCTGCCAATTTATTTTCTATATCCACAGTAAGAGACCCTCAGATTTATCTTTAAAAACATATGGTTTTTTTGTAGATATATCAAACATCACTTCCATTCTCCACTCATCATTTTTGTTATAATGAAAAAATTCAAAAGAAGAATAAGATTTGCTTCTTATCGACCACCAATAATCTATTGCCTCTGATGATAACTTATCGACAAGATCATTAACAGTATCACTACCAATGAACTCTTCATTTAAAGAGAATATTGGTAATGTATATGTAATTCCTAAATTATAAAAGAAATTGTGAAGACCTCCGTATTCAAAATCTGGGATTGATTTATCTGGCGTATGATAGTGCAATAAAAATTTACCATCTTTATAATGATAGTGCTTCAATCTTTTAGCAAAATATCTACTAATCATATAACAATGGCAAGATCCACTGTCACTCTCCCATGGATGTAGATGCATTTTTATTCTTCTTTCTGCAGAACTAAAAAATTGAATGCAATCCCAATTGTATGGGAGATTCTTCATTAGTAGATTCCAGTCAAAAAGCCAATTATTAACTGCATCAAATTTAATATTATCTTCCATAAAAATACAAATTTCAGATTCATTAGAATCGTACCATTCTATGACTGAGTTTATTGTATTTAATGTTAATGCCAATTCTGATGGGGACTGTACTAGATTATCATCTAAAACTAAATCTTTCCACTCATTATAAGTTTCTTCTTTATACTTTTTTTCATGTCTTTTATAGTCTTTAATTCCCCAACTCTTAAATTGATTTTCCATATACATCTTTTTATCAAGATGTTGATTATCATTTAAGTAAATTATTTTTGGAATCCCATCTAATTTACTTGATATAGTTTTAAAATTAATTTCTAATTCATCCATCATTTTGGCAATACCTTCTTATCATACTGTGGCAACTGAACCTGCATCATCTCATGTACAGATCCACCATAACTCAAGATATCATCAGCACTATACTTATGACTATTATTTTCCCACCACTTTTTAGTGCATGATGTTGCTAATACGTCGTAAATTTTATTATGATATGCACTAATGATAGGATCATACTCTTCATCATTTTCTATATTTTCAATCCTATTATCTGGTGCTAATGCTAGTTTTGGATCTAAACAAAATAAAGGTAAAGTGTATGATTTTCCTATTTGATACAATAAGAAGTCATCACTACTATATGATTCCCTTGGAACTTTCATATCTCTTAAACTATTGTTAAGTTTAAAAGTTCCATCAGGTTTTAGGTGTATCTTCATTAATTTCTCAACAAAAAATCTATTAACTATAAAACAAGCAGCAGAAGAACTATGCCATTCTCTTGGATGCAAATGCATTTTTAAAACATGATCGTGACAATAGTAAAACTGAACAATATCCCAATTGTAGGGAAGTCTGCTCATTACAGTATTCCAATCAAAGGGCCAATATTCAACTAAATCAAAGCACAAATCATCTTGTACAATCATACAAATTTCGGATATTCCAGACTTATACCATTCAATAAGTGTAGTAAATTCATTCATTACAATAGATGCATCTGATGGCGCTAACAACATAAGGTCTAACTTATGTGCCCATTCATCAATTTTAGCAGTAGAAAATCTAGATGCAGACACTCTAGTAAAATCAGTTACCCCCCACTTTTTAAACTGACCCTCAATATGTTCCTTTCGATCAATTCTATGATCTAAGTTAAGATAAAATATTGGAGGAAGACCTTTTAACTTATTATCTAAATTCATTTTTTAAATACTCTCATATCTGGCAAAAATGGATAATTCAAATAACAAAATCTTTTTGGTTCTTTTGATTTGACTTCTTCAAATTTTTGAATTCCCAGAGACGCTGTTTCTGGGGTCATATAATAATGATACCCTATAATATCTATATCCTGTTCTCCCCAAGGTTTATCACTAGTTCTACCATCGTAAGACATTTTTTTAAGAGTATCATACGCATCTTTATTATCCAATAATATCATTCCACCTCGACCAAGATTTAAATGTTTTTTAAATTGAAAACTCAAACACATATAAGTTCCAGGAATATAAGTATTTTCTTCCCACAAAACAGCAGCATCAATTATATTAGTATTCCAAATACGATAATAATCATGCCACTTGTAATTTTTTTTCCAACTCCACTTTAACCCAAGTTTTTCTGCAGTGAATGGTAGTGATATGTAAGTTTGTTCGGGTATTTGTATTTGATCATACTGTTCATATCTCAAACACAACTCTATTGCATGTGTACAACAATCAGTTGCTACAGCATAAGGAGAACCAAAATAATCTGCAATAGTTCTTTCAAATTCATCTACAATATCAAATTCCATTTTCATACATCTCAAAGTCATCTTGATAAAGAGTTTTAAATTCAGTCAAATTAGTTTCAACATATTCTTGATATATCTTTTTACATATTGCAGTATAATTTGGCATAAAATATTTTGAATTTCTCAAATGTGGAATTTGTAATGACTTATATCTAATCTGCAATTCTTCAGAAATATTATTTTTTATAAACGAATTAATTTTTTCGTTTAAATTATTATCTAATTTTATTAGCGTAAGATTGCCATTATTTTCAAAACACAATCTTAAAAAATTTTTTTGGGGAGCAGTATGTTCATCGTAAATATATTTTTTATTTTGAACTTGTTTAACAACCCATTCTATTGGTGGTTTATATCTACACATAAATTCATTTAAACCAGATATCCATCTACTAACTGGATCTCTAGTTATTGCAAAAAATTTATGATCAGACTCTACAAAATATTGCGCTAAAAAATCTGGATCTTTTGCTCTTGGCAATTTATCTAATGGTATAAAATATTGACATTGAGTATCAAATGCAGTTGTAACAGACGTACTTCCACATTTATCAATGTGCATATAAACTAGTTTATAGTCCTTAGACCAATAACAATTTATAAACCCCTCTTTATGTATTGCTTGTCCAGGAATTCCCTTTTGCAATTTAAATGTAAAAGTAGAACAATATTTAGAATGTTGCTCTACAATATCATCTATTACTGCTCTTCTTTTTTGCATAATGATAATGTTGCTGTAATTTGCATTGTATATCTATTTTCCATACCAAGATTGGCAGCTAAATGAGAAGTGTCTCCTCTCCACCAAACATAGTTTCCCTTTTGCCATTTAACATAGGGTTCTCTATTCAATTCAAAATAATGTCCAGTTTTCCAGTCATCTAAAAATATTAAAATCCTACAAATATTATTTACATCTGGTTCGCCATATATTTCTCTAAACCTAGGATAAGTATCCTCATGCTCTGGCATGATTGTTCCTGGAGGCATACAATAAAGAGACAATGAGGTATCTTTTAGAAGATACCAATTGTCTCCGTCTTGAATATACTTTTTTTTAAATACTTTTACAATATCATGAGACCATTCTGGAACACCACGATATTCTTCTCTTAGAAGTCCAGTATAATTTACATAAAGATGCCCACGTTTTTTCCAAGATTCAACAATTTCATCACTAGGAAATTGTCTCCTTGCTGGATATTCTATGGATTTAAAATCTCCGATTAATTCTGGATTTATTTTCTTCATACTATTCAAAATTAAAAGCACTAAATTTATTTTTTAATGAAGATTTTTTTTCTTCATACTCATACTCTTCTTCATGACCATTATTTACAATATCATTTTGAGCACTTTGTTCACAATCATACAATCTCATCTTAGCTCTGTCAATACCAAGAACAAATCTTTTGTAGATTGTAGGATCATTATATCTATTCTTAAGTTGCTTCACCATAATTTGTCCCAACTGCTCCAACTCTTCTGTACTAATAAGAGCAAACATAAGATCGGCAGTAGCAGGCAAACCAAAGGATTCAGAAGTATCAGTAAGTTCAACATCAGAATTACCATAACCTGAACGAGTAGTCTGAGTGGCAGACACAATGGGTACATTAAATTCCACTGCGAGACCCCTAAGCTCTTCCGCGATTGCTTTGACGAAAGTATAAGAGTTGATATTGCTATTTCCCCTATACCTAGAGGAAGCACAAATATTAAGATAATCAATAAAAATAATATCAGGTCTAAATGACTTCTTAAGTGCAAGTTCATTAAGAAGTGCTTTAAAATGACCAGCATGTGCAGATGCAGTCGGATACTCTTTAATTATAAGATGTCCCTTTGTTTTATTGACAAGATTGTTAATCTTTGTCTCAAACATTTGTTTTGGTAGATCAATCAATTCTTGGATTGGAACATTAAGAAGGTTGGCGTCAATTCGTTCAGCAATTCGCTCCTCCGCCATTTCAAGAGTGATGTAGAGAACGTTCCTGCTTTGCAATAAGACGGAAGCAGCAACATGGCACATAAAGAGACTTTTTCCGACACCCGTACCAGCAAGAGCGACATTGAGAGTCTTATTAGGTAAACCACCTTTTGTGATTTTGTTAAAGTATTCAAGGTCAAATTCGATCTTGTCTTCTTTTCTGTGGTAGAAGTCATAACGTTCTTCATAATTTTGTAAGTAATCGTGTCCAATATTGTTATCAAAAGATACTGCCAAAGCATCAGATAAAATGCTCGGAATGGCATCACGATTTTTCTTTTCGTCGTTACCATCAGCAATATGGATAGATTCCATAAGAGCAAGGTAGATGGCACGATCACGACACCACTTTTCAGTTATATCAAGCAACCATTGTTGATCTACTGGAGAATCATTAAGAAAATTATTAATTTCTCTAATCTCCTTAACCTCAGATTCTGTAAGATCTGTTCTCTTATCAACTTCAATGTTTAGTGCTTCAATCGTTATTGATGAACCATACTTAACAATGAATTGAACAATTTCTTCAAAAATTGTTTTTTCTGATAGGGATTCAAAATAATTTGGTTGTATGAATGGTATGACTTTACGGGAATAATCTTCATTAAATACTAAATTTCTGAGAATAGTGGTCTCAATTCGTTCCATAAGAAAATTCTTTGTTTGCGACAGCATCAAGTTGCTGCATTACTTCTTCGGTAAAATATTGATCTGGGTTTTTCAAGATTTCCTTCCCATAAATTTTTTTGCCATTGATCTCATAGCGTCCTGCTACATTCTTCCAGAGTCCACCAATCTCACCAAGTTCCAGAAGACCATAGTAACGATCAAGGCCACGCTCATCATAATACAGACGGACTTCAACATCTTTGTTCTCCTTACTCAAACGCGATTTAGCAGTCTTAGCTTTGATAATATTGCCGACCACTTCTGTTCCATCCTTTTCTTTCTTTTTGCTG